ATTTAGTAAACGAGGAAGAAAGATAATATAATGATTGACGAAGAACAGAAAACATACGAAAACGAAGGTGGACTTCACAATAAAGAAGAACAACCTAAAGAAGTTTTATACCCTATAAAATCTAATAAGGGTGGGAAACGTGAAGGAGCTGGAAGACCATTAGGTTCTAAAAGTCTTAAACCTAAATGGAAGTCTATGGAAGAAATGTCTGTGAAATATCAACATTCTCCTTTAGATTATATGTTAGCTGTGTTAAATAATCCTATGAGCTCACCTGAGAGAAAGATGTATGCTGCTGAAAAATCAGCTCCATATATCCATCCTCGGTTAGCTTCTTCAACAGCAAGAATAGGATCAGATGAACCAATCGAAATCAAAGTCCAATGGCAAAAAGATTAAGCGAATTGAAATTCCTTATAAGCCAAGACCTTATCAATTAGAAGTTCACGATAATAAAAAACGATTTAATGTATTAGTCTGTCATAGACGATTCGGAAAATCAGTATTATCCATTAACGAATTAATTAAAACCGCAGCAGCAAAACCCAGAGCTCTGCTGGCTTTCATAGCTCCTACCTATAGACAAGGAAAATCTATAGCTTGGGAGTATTTAAAATTTTATACGAAACCTCTAATGTATTTTGGAGGAACTAGGAACGAGACTGAATTAAGAATAGATTTATTTAACGGAAGTCGTATTCAAATATTTGGTGCAGATAATCCAGACAGCATCCGTGGAATGGGATTCGATGGAGTGGTTATGGATGAATATGCAATTATGTCACCTAGGGTATGGACAGAGATTGTTCGACCCGCTGTTTCAGATAAATTAGGATGGGTAATGTTTATCGGAACTCCAATGGGACATAATCAATTCTGGGAAGTCTATGATTACGCCCAACGAGGTCATAAAGACTGGATGGGTAAAATCTACAGAGCCTCAGAAACCAAGGTGATTCCAGACGAGGAGCTGGCTCAGGCACGTTCCATAATGACTGAAGAGCAGTATGAACAAGAGTTTGAATGCTCTTTTACTGCAGCAGTCTCAGGAAGTTATTACGGAAGATTAATAACGAAAGCCGACAATGATGGAAGAATCGGCTCCGTGCCTGTGGATAGTAACGTAGGTGTAGAAACGTGGTGGGACTTAGGTATAGGTGACTCAACAGCAATTTGGTTTGCTCAACGAGTGGGAAGAGAAATACACCTTATTGACTATTACGAAACTTCAGGAGAATCTTTAGCACATTATGCGGATAAACTTGAAGAAAAAGGATATGCTTATTCTAATCACATAGCTCCACACGATATAATGGCTAGAGAATTAGGAACAGGCAAATCAAGATTAGAAGTTGCTAATGATTTGGGAATTGACTTTGAAGTAGCTCCTAAGTTAGAAGTAGATCACGGGATTGAATCTGTGAGAAATATTTTACCACATTGTTACTTCGATAGAGAAAAATGTAAAATAGGATTAGATGCCTTAAGACAATATCGAAAACAATGGGATGATAAAAATCAAGTGTTTAAAAATAAACCTCTACACGATTGGTGTTCCCATGCAGCTGACGCATTTAGATACGGAGCTGTTGCAGAACCCATCGATATGACGGAGTGGAATAAACCAATTAAAGTAGATACGAAATACATAGTATGAAGAAATCAGAAAAAGAAATATTAGCAATATTAGGAAAAGAATTACATAATGCTTCTGGATTTATTGGAGGCGAATTAGTTGCTCGAAGGAAAAAATCCTTAGAGTACTACCTAGGAATGCCATTAGGGAACGAACAAGAAGGTCGTTCTCAAGTGGTTTCTAATGATGTATTAGATACAGTTGAAAGTCTCATGCCATCTTTAATGAGAATCTTTACATCAGGTGATAATGTATTTAATTGTGAAGGTGTTGGACCAGAAGACGATGAAATGGCACGTCAATGTTCTGATTACCTTAATTATATTTTTTATAAAGAGAACAATGGATTTGTAGCTCTTTATTCTGCATTTAAAGATGCATTGATCCAAAAGAATGGAATCTTAAAAGTTTATTGGGATGATTCTCAGAAAACTGAAAGAGAAGAATATACAAGATTAACAGATGATGAGTTTAATGATCTTGTTGCAGATCCTCAAGTTAAAGTTAAAAACCATTCAGAATACGAAGAAGCCATAACAGATGATCGAGGTAAAGAAATTGATAAAATTGCTTTACACGATGTAGTGATTCATAGAACAAGATTATACGGACAGGTTAAAATAGAACCAGTTCCTCCAGAAGAATTTTTAATTGAACGTAGATGTAAATCTATCGATTCTGCAAATTTTGTATGTCACCGAACAACTAAAACAAGAACAGAACTCGTTGAAATGGGTTTTGATAAAGATCTTGTAGAAGGTTTACCTTCAGGTGATGCAGATTATTTTACAGAAGATAAGTTTATCAGACATCAAAATATTGATTTATCTCACGGAGCATCCGATGGAGATAAAAGCACAACAGATATTACTGTTCATGAATCCTACATGAAACTCGATGTTAATGAAGATGGAAAAGCAGAGTTAGTCAAAATCATTACCGCTGGTAGTGGTACTGGAAAAATTTTAGATATAGAAGAAATTGATACAATTCCATTTATATCTATGACTCCAGTTATTATGCCACATAGATTTCATGGCAGATCTGTGTCGGAATTAGTAGAAGACATCCAACTTATTAAGTCTACTGTTATGAGACAAATGTTAGATAATATGTATCTAACAAACAATAATAGAGTTGCAGTTCAAGATGGTCAAGTTGCAATGGATGATCTTCTTACTAATAGACCTGGCGGAATTGTTAGAACAAAACAACCACCATCAAATGTAATGATGCCTATTCAGGCACAACCAATTACAGATCAAGCTAGTGGAATGTTAGCTTATCTAGATTCTGTTAAAGAAACTAGAACAGGAGTTACAAGACAATCCCAAGGGCTTGATGCTGATACCTTAAACAAAACAGCAACAGGGCAAAATCAGATTCTAACTCAATCTCAAATGAGAATGGAGTTAATTGCACGTATCTTTGCTGAAACAGGTGTTAAAGATTTAGCTTTAAAAATATTTGAATTGGTATGTAAGTACCAACACAAAGAAAAGATAGTCAGAATTAGAGGAAAATACATTCCTATGAGACCTTATGAATGGAAAGACAGAGTTAATGTTACTGTTCAAGTAGGTTTAGGTACAGGTTCTAAAGAACAACAACTAATTTTATTAAATGCAATCTTAGAAAGACAGATGCAGGCAATAAACTTACAACAAAATGTCTTTGGACCTATGGTAAACCTTAGAAATGTATACAATAGTTTAAAAAAATTAATAGAAAATGCTGGATTGAACGGAATTGAGCCATATTTTATGGATCCTGACGTTGGTGCAGCACAAATGCCACAACTTCCACCTAAACCACCTACTGAATTTGAAAAAGTTACATTAGCTCAGGTTCAAGGTGAGAATCAGCGTGAACAATTGAAAGCTGAAGTAAGATTAAAAGAAGTTGAAGGTAGAATGAGACAACAATTGCTTGATTTTGAGATAAAAATTAAAGAATTAGAACTTAAATACGGATCTAAGATCGATGAGCTTGAACTTAAACGTAGAAGTATGTTAGAAAAGGCTGATCTCGAAAAATCTGGAGATTTAATGAAAGAAATAGTAAAAGGACAACAACAATTCTTTAACGATGGACAAGCGAGAGACACAAATACGCCAGGGAAAGAGAGCCCAGGTGCTGCTAAACGATCCCCTGCTTAAACAAGCATTTGAAGATCTTTTAGAAACATATAAAAACGAAATTTTTAATACGAATTTTGCTGACGATGAAAAACGTAGATCCCTTTGGATGGCATATAATATGCTAGATAAAATCAGAGGTCATTTACAAACAATCATGGAAAGCGGAAAACTAGCTCAACAAGATCTTGAGCTTTTAAATAAGAGCTAACCTATTCTAGGAGCTCGTTACACGTCAACCAACAAGGAGGAACGTTACATGGCACAAGAACAAACAGTTAAAGGTGCAGCTGAAAAAATTTCTGGACTACTGAATCCTAAAGAAGGACAATCAGAACCAGAAAAGAAAGAAGCAGCTCCTTCAGAGCAACCTGAAAAGATCGAACAGGAAACTTCACAAGAGAGTCAATCAAAGTCTGAAGAAACTCCCAAAGAAGTCGCTACTGAGAAAACCGAAATCGAAGAAGAAACGCAAACAGCTACAGAGGAACCCGAACTCCACCGAGTTAAAGTTAGTGGTCAAGAGTTAGAGGTTACCCTCGATGAGTTGAAAGCAGGTTATTCACGAGACTCGGATTATAGACAAAAAACTCACACTTTAGGCTTAGAGAGAAAAGATCTTGAAGCTCAAAAGACGAGTTTGCGTCAATCTTATGATACTCGTTTATCAGAACTAAACGAATTGATTGGAACTGCTGATGGATTCATCAGACAGCAACAAGGTAGTCAGGATCTCCAAAAACTTTATGATGAAGATCCCACGTCTGCAGCACGACTGGATTTCCAGTTAAGACAACAAACTAGGCAGATAGAGGACATGAAATCGAAAGCTCAGGAGGCTTATACTAAACAGTATAACGAATACCTTGAAACTCAAAAATCATTAGCAGCAGCTAAAATTCCAGAATATAGCGATCCTAATAAAGCGGATCAGTTCAAAACTAATATGCGTACAACATTACGTGGATATGGTTTTTCTGATCCTGAAATTGGGAATCTGGCAGATCACCGTTTTTTAATGGTGATCAAAGATGCGATGAGTTATAAATCTGTTAAAGATAAAAGACCTATCGCCCAGAAGAAGGTAGCAAATGCTCCTAAAGTCGTTAAAGCTGGTGTAGCCAAATCAAGTCCAAGTTCAGGTAGAGAGCAAATAAGAAACAAGATCAGTCGCTTAAAGAAGACTGGGCATCTTCGTGAAGCCCAAGACGCAATAAGGGATATGATTAATCTTAAATCTCAACAAAAAAGGTAACAAACAATGGCACAACCAACAAATACGTTTGACACGTATGATTCCATTGGAGAACGTGAAGATCTGTCAGATGTTATTTATAACATCTCGCCAACTGACACACCATTCCTTAGCTCTGCAGCTAAAGTAAAAGCTACAGCAGTTTTACACGAATGGCAAACTGACAGTTTGGCAGCAGCTTCTACATCCAATGCTGTAATCGAAGGTGACGAAGCAACTTTAGACGCTGTTACTGCAACAACTAGATTATCTAACTCTTGTCAAATTATGGACAAAACAGTTGTAATCACAGGTACGCAGGAAGTAGTTGATAAAGCTGGAAGAGCTTCTGAACTAGCTTACCAAATCGCTAAAAAAGCTAAAGAGCTTAAAAGAGACTTGGAAGCACAACTAACAACAAACAACGCTGAAGTAACAGGTTCAGCAACAGCAGCAAGAGAAATGGGTTCATTAAGAGCATGGGTTGCTACTAATGACGTAATGGGAACTTCTGGAACATCTGGTTCTGTAGGTAATACTGCAGCAACTGATGGAACTCAAAGAGTTTTCACAGAATCTCTTTTGAAAACTGTAATTAAATCAGTATGGAATGCTGGTGGAAATCCAACTATGATTATGGTTGGACCTTTCAATAAACAAAAATTGTCAGGATTCACTGGTAACAGTACTAGATTCGATGCAGGTGCTGATGCAACTTTATACACATCAGTAGATGTTTACGCTTCTGACTTCGGTCAACTTCAAGTAGTACCTAACAGATTCTCTAGAGATAGAGATGCTTGGGTATTAGACATGGATTATTGGGGAGTAGCTTTCTTAAGAGACTTCACAATGCATGAATTGTCAAAAACTGGAGACTCAGAAAAAAGACAACTTCTTTTAGAGGCAACTCTAGAAGCAAGAAATGAAGCTGCAAGCGGCTGCGTAGCTGACTTAACAACTTCATAATAATATAAAAAATGCGTAGGCGGGTAACCTCAAATTCTGCCCGCCTTGCATCCTATTTAACATTGAAGTCTTGAGAGGGGTTAAAGGCGGAACAATGAGGAAACAAAATGAGAACATTAAACGACTACTTTTTACACGCAGCAATCGCAGACATTAGTACAGCATCATCAACATTCGTGCCTGTACCTGATGGAGGCAAAGTAATAAAAATTATAACTGCTCTTCAAGGAGCAATTGGTACAGCTAATGGCGGAATTTCTTTTGAAATTGGTGGAACAGCAATAACTGGCGGAGGGATTACAGTTGCATATTCTGGATCTGCTGCTGGAGACGTTGATACAGCAGAGCCAACTGCAGCTAACGAAGTTGCTGAAGATGGAACTATTGAAATGATTACTGATGGAGCATCTAGCAATACAATAAAACTTAACGTAACATTTGTTATAAGAAGATAATTAATATAGGGGGTGGAAACATCCCCTAAACAAAAGGAGAACAAAACATGAACTATGGTTTAAGACATGGAACTGTGCATAAGCTAACCTCTGGAAGTTCATCTTCTGCAAGTTCAGCTTTTTCAGCTAATATAGAATATATAAGAGTTGTAGGCACTATTGCTTGTCATATACATATAGCAGTATCACCAACAGCAACTACAAGTACTACTTATTTACCTGCAGGCGAAGTTGAAATTATTAAAGTTTCAGCTGGAGAAAAAATTGCAGTATTAAGAATTGGTGGTTCTGACGGAGAATTATACGCTACAGAATTAACTGAATAATGGGTAAAGTAAGAGCAACCGAATGGAATGCTGATGCTACTAGAACTCGTTATATACAAGAGTCTGATGGCAAACTAACAGTTAATAATCAGCAAAACTTAAATCCTTTAATTGAAAGGAATAAGAAACTTTATACTCAGAATGATGGCTATACAGCCTCAAGAGATATGAGACGGATTGCTAGTGTCCCTCCAATCATACTACAGATTTGGACTAAAGAATATAATGGGACTAATAATTGGTGGGCTTTACCTAAAGAAACACAAAAGAAAATTATGAGAACTAAACTCAATAGTAGTGATTTTAGATATTTCAAAACTTCTGAAGGAAGATTATAATGGCAATATCAACATATACAGAATTAAAAGCATCAATAGCTAATTGGTTAAATCGATCTGATTTATCAGATGAGATAGCTGATGACTTTATAAAATTAACTGAAGCAGATTTTAATGCTAAGTTAAGAATTAGACAGATGGAACAGATTGATACTATTACGATTGATTCAGAAACAGAAACTGTACCGTCTGGATTTATATCTGTAAGATCATTTTACATTTTATCATCTAGTACAAAATATCCACTAGAATATATAACACCCCATAATTTATTTGAAATAAGAGGAGGTTCTAGATCTGGTAGACCTCGTTCTTACACAATTGAGGCAGATAATGAAACTGAACAATTCAGATTTGGTCCTAGCCCTGATACTACTTATACTGGTTACTTATCATATTATAAAAATTTTGAAGCTCTTGGGACTTCTAACACTACCAATTATATTTTAGATAAACATCCTGGTATTTATTTGTATGGTAGTCTTTATCATTCAGCTAATTTCTTAGGAGGAATGGACCCACAACAAGTACAGAATTGGTTACAAATGTATATCGCAGCTATGGAAAGATGCGAGAATAACGACAAACAAGATTCATATGGTGGAGCACCTGTTACACAAAGAACAGATGTTCAAACTGATCTATCATTTTATAGGAACAGATAATGCAAATACCTTTTGGAGAATGGCTACCTGATCAACCTGATCATAAACAACAGGGAGCTACAGTAGCTACCAATGTTTATCATACAGCTAATACTTATAAAAGATTTCCATCTTTAGTAGCTTATAGTTCTAATACTACAAGCACAGATTCTAAAGGAGCAGGATCTTTTAGAGATAACTCCAATACAGTTTATAACTTTGTAGCAACTAGAACAAATCTTTACCAATTAACTTCAGGAGCTTTTACATCTCGTAAAGCTAGTTTAACTGGAGATCATGATGACTTTTGGACATTCACACAATTTGGTGAATATATCATTGCAAGCAATGGCGTTGATGCAGTTCAATATTATTTAATGGGAACATCAACTAACTTTGCAGCTCTTACAGCAATTCAAACTGCTGGTACAGCACCTGTCTTTAGAGTTTCAGGAGTTGTTCGAGACTTCTTGGTAGCTGGTAATATAGTAGGTGCAACAAACAGAATACAATGGTCTGGCATTAATGATATTACTGTGTGGTCAGGTAAACAATCTGACTCACAAGATTTACCAGGATCTGGTGGTCAAGTCGTAGCCATAACATCAGGTGAGGTTGGTTATGTATTTAGACAAAACCAAATCATTCGTATGGACTATGTGGGTGGTAATGTAGTATTTAGATTATCTGTGATCTCACCAAATAGAGGAGCTATGTATGGAAGAACAGTCTGTCAAGATAATAGACAAATCTTCTTCTATGCAGATGATGGATTTTATCAAATCAATGGCGATCAAGTTATTCCTATTGGAGTAGAAAAGGTTAATAGATTTTTTGATTTAGATCTTAACAAAGCCTATTCAGATAGAATTTGTGCAGCAGTTGATCCATTTAATCAGTTAGCAATGTGGTTATATCCATCACAAGATAATACTACAAATACATCGGGTATTTGTGATAAAATTATTATCTATAATTATGCTACAAAAAAATGGTCTTTAGCTAAAGCAAATGCAAGTACAATCTTCTCACAATTTGTAGGAGCTTATACAGTTGAATTAATGGATATATTATCCCAGAATTTAGAAAATATTAATGCTGCATTAGATACAGATTTCTGGTCTGGAGGACAACAGCTTTTAGGAGCTATTGATGAAGATTATAAAGCAGCAATCTTTTCAGGCACTTCTAATGAATGCGAAGTAGAAACTGCAGAATTAGAGTTGTTTCCAGGATTAAGATCAAACATTACAGGAGTAAGACCCGTTGTAGATGCAACTGCAACAGTAACTGTAAAAGCTAGAGAACGATTAGCTGATACAGAATCTGAAACAAGTTCAGCTTCTATGGTATCAAGTGGTATTAATCCAGTTAGAAAATCTGGAAGATATATTAGAGCTAATGTTAAAGTAGCATCAGGAACAACATTTAATCATGCACAAGGTGTAGACCTTATAGCATCAAGAGCAGGAACACGATGAGTGATACAATTGATATAGATAACGTAAGATATTCTTTTGAAACACAAGAGTATTTTCAAAGACAATTAGAAGAAGCAGTAAATACATTAGTAAATAAAAATAATGTTGAAAGCGACAAAG